GACAAACTGTCGTTTATTGACGACTATAATCATGATATGAAAATTATCGATTTGAAAATGAAAGCACTTGAAGATAAAATAATGCAGCTCCAAGCCGTACAACACTAAGGATACCAACCATGCCTAGCGCTAATAAAACACCGAATTACAATCTGACCCAGTACGCGAATAATGGCACTGATAGAGTGTCATTTATGGGCGATTATAATGTCGATATGTCGAAGATCGACACCGCTCTTAATAATAATGCGAACAACATTATCGCTAAAGCCGACAAGGCGGACATGACAGCCAAACTAGCCACGAAAGCTGACACGTCGGACATGACGGCTAAGCTCGCCACGAAAGCGGACACGTCGGACATGACGGCTAAGCTCGCCACGAAAGCCGACACGTCGGACGTGACATCCGCGCTCGCCACAAAAGCCGACGCCGCAGAAACTACCGCCGCGCTCGCTACGAAAGCGGACACGTCGGACATGACGGCTAAGCTCGCCACGAAAGCCGATACCAACGCAGTGGGCGCATCGTCCAACCTAGTACGCGGCCCGATTTTTTCGGACCTTATGCGAGTGTCGCACCGCTGTGGCACCGGGTGGCCCGAGCAGTCCATAACGGGTGCCAAGTGGTGTATTGCAAATGGATTGTCCCCCGAATTTGACGTACAACAGATCGCAGACGGGACATTAGTGTTGTGCCATGATGACACAACGACTCGCACGATGTTGGGCACATCCAGGAGCGTTGCAAGTGTGGCAAATTTGACCGAATGGAAAAAATATAGACTTATGCCAACAATCGCGGGCGGATATACCGAGGTAGCTCCCACGCTTGAAGAAATGTTACAGAATGCGGGAAGCAATGGTTTGCTCAACTGCGAGTGCAAGGCGCTCACACAATCCAACATGACCGCAATGTGCGACATGCTGGACCGGTACCATATGGTCAATCATGTTATCGTCACATGCTTTGACCGTAATCTATGCAAATACGCTGCAAGTCGCGGATACTCAACAATGTGGAATCTCAACAGTCAGACCATGGCTGGAGTTAATTGGGCATCCGTTAGGTCAGATGGTATTGATTGGGTTGCCCCCCAGTTGAATGATACGACCAGTGACACGATGCGCGCCATGCACTCGGCGGGACTTAAAGTCGATTTATGGCTTATTGACACTTTTAGCGCATATAACTCGGCGCGGGCACTTGGTGCGGACGGCCTCACGGGTAATTATATCGACTATATCGGCGGCACCAACGAGCATACCGGCAACCCGTATCACGGTGGTCGCGCGCTGTTTAAAACCCCCGTGAATAAAAGTAACCCGTCCCAACAGTACCAATTTACTACCGCAGGCGTACAGATGATGGGGGATAAAATAGCGTTTAATGGCTACAATAACAACGATTATCAGGAGATTGTTCCGTTCGAGGAAAACCATATCCGGCTGGATGATGCGAACAAAAAGGCGTACAACATTACCATAGAGGGGATGACTGGCAACAGCCAAGGCACGGACGACCTCAGTCATGTTTTTACGGTCGGAATTTTCGCAGACCCGACGAACCCGGACAACCCGTGGGTAGATGACGGCCGAACATCACAGCTGTTTGCAACCATTTATGTGAGGCGTAACGGCAAATTGGGGTACACTTTCGCCAACGGTTCGTCGCTAGATGTCCATAATGATGCAGTCGATACGGGGATTGCTCCGGGACTTAACGCACTCAAGTACACGGCGTCTATCACTTTCCATCAGGGTTCCATCACCATCCGGTACTCTAGCGGTACTACTACGTTCCAAGCCATTGTCGGCCCGACCAGTTCGGACCACAACCTCCCGTCCGGCACCGATTTTCAGATGTTCCAAACATTCTCGAATCAAGACACCGGTACCGTTTTCTCTGTCGCCACACGACGAGAGTCCGACGGGGTAGCTGGTAGGTGACTGTAATCATGTCCACTCAATCCCTCTATGCCATGTACGTGATAGGGGCCGTCGAATCTAACCATAATTGGACGGCCATTAACCCCAGTGACCCAATTACGCTCGGCATGATGCAATGGTACGGCAACCGCGCTAAGTCACTTATCCTACGCGGTAAGAGTAGCGACTCGGCGGGCTACGCGCAATATTTTGCGAGCACAGCCGCTGCTCAAGCGGCCGAAGCGAATCAGGATATGAGCTACTATTATGTGACGCAAGCCGACGCTACCGCATGGCACGCTTGGGCGGCCACCGACCCTAATCATGCCATGCAGCAAGCGCAATGGGAGGATGATTTCACCGCCTACCAACAGGTTTGCGACTCGCATGGGTTCCCGGCCGGTAATATCCGCGAACGCATATTCTTTATGTGCATGTATCATCAGTCCCCCGTCTCAGCGTTTCGGGTGCTTGGATCGACAAGCGGTACCGCTAATCTTAATTTGCTCCACTCTACGGCGCTCAATGATGGTGTGCTTGGCCAGTATCGTAATCGGTACGATACGGCATACAGTATGCTGAAAGGGTGGGACGGGCAAAGCGCGCCGCCTGATTTTGGACAAACGGGGGACGCTCCCACGCCCGGAGGTGACCCGGGTGGTGGTGGTACCATTACCCCGACGCCCGCGCAACAGCGGTACATCTCACTCGTGGGCGATATCCTCGTGCTCCATGATAATGGTAAAACCTATCAATTTTATCAGACAGCACAGCAAGTGTGGACTAATAGTGGCGCGTCTGGCACGCCCATTACCGGAGGGCAGACTGATAGCGGCGATGATAGTGGGTCAGATGCGGGGGCCAAAGTGGTCGCATGGGTGGCGGCACGTATCAACAAATACGCCTACTCTCAAGCACTCGCGGGGCGACTTGACCCGGACTCGTCCGGTTATACGGATTGTTCCGGCCTATGGTGGCGCGCGTACCAGGATGTGACCGGTATAAATGTGGGACGCAATACCGGCGAGCAAGCCGGATTAGGGACACGTATCGCAATCAGTGGCACTGATTCCCCAGCCACCGCAGTAGCCCGAAGTAAGCCCGGCGACCTCTTACTCTTGACATGGCAGGGGCATAATCCCCGATACGACCATGTGGAAGGCATGACAGGTACGGGCAAAGACCAGACGCTTTCTCATGGCGGCCCGGGGAATGGCCCGAACTATTTTCAGGCCACGGGTGAAATGGGTATGGCGAGCGAGTGGGAACTACGACGCTATGTGTAGCGTGCTATACTAGTACCATGACCACGCCTCCAGCATCTCACGTCCTTAATGAGGGGGACTATTATGACTATCATGACGTGTTAACGTATAACGCGCCATGGTCGTTTATTATTGGCGCTCGCGGCCTTGGTAAGACATATGGCGCTAAAAAATTCTGCATCCGAGATTTTATTAAAAACGGTGCACAATTTATTTATTTAAGGCGCACAGATGTAGAGCAAAAAAGCAAGGGAACATTTTTTGCCGACGTTGGCGAAGCGTTCCCGGATTATGAATTTAGGGTAAATGGCGCTCAAGCCGAATGCCATTATCTAAAAGATGATGCTAAAACGTGGCATATTATGGGATATTTTATCGCACTATCTCAAGCGGGTGGCAAGAAGTCCATACCATACCCGGACGTTCGTAATATTATTTATGATGAAGTCTTCCCTGATAATCAACAATTTTTAAGCAACGAAGTTACCGCGCTCGAAGAGTTTTATAACACTGTTGATAGGTGGAAGGATAAGGTACGTCTATTTTTCCTATCTAACGCCGTTATTAAAGCTAATCCATATTTTGCTAAATTTCACATATCATTAGACGAACAGCAAAACGATAGGCAGGAAATTAAAGCGTACGGCGGCGGGTTCATCGTCATACAACTGGCCGATTATGGCGGGTTTAGCGCTAAAGTGGAGCGCTCGCGTTTCGGCAAATTCCTACGACAATACGACTCCGATTATGCAGACTATGCGATCAATAATAAATTCCGGGACGAAAGCAGCACGCTCATCATGCCATTAGATTCGGATGAAGACGGGTACTCGTATACGCTTGACACAGAAGATTACGGCAGGTTCGGCGTATGGTATCACCTTGACGAGGACTATCAGGGTTTCTTAATATCGCGTAGAATCAAGCGCGGCATGCAAACAGAATATACGTTAGACTATCGGCATGTGTCCGAAACCGTGATATATATTAAACGTGGCGACCCGATAGCCCAGCGGCTCGCCAACGATTATCGTCGTGGCAGAATACGCTTCGACGATACGCAGGTTAAAGCAGATTTTAGCATGGTCATAGGATCCATGCTAGGAAAATAGGAGGAATCATGGACGACGCAACAAACTGGTGGCTTATAGCTACCGGGGTAATGATTATTGGCGATTACGTGACAGGCATGGCTAAAGCCATTGTACAGAAAAACATCTCATCACGTATTATGCGCGACGGACTGTGGCATAAATTCGCATACGTCATGGTAGTGGGTTTGGCCGCGTTTTTGCAAATCGCATCACAGCACATTAATCTCGGATATGACGTTCCGCTTATCCCATTGGTATGCGGGTTCATTGTGCTCATTGAGGTGAGTTCGATTATCGAAAATTTGGCAGAAGTTAACCCTGAAATTAAAGGCAGCAGACTACTTGACTTTTTCAAAATAACTAACAATAGGGACAATACTCATGCCTGACATTAACGCTTTTATCAATCGAATGCGCTATTGGTGCGCAACCGCTAACCTCGGCTATTCACAGGCCGACCGATGGAATATTAGAGACGGCGGCGATGCTGATTGCAGCTCGCTTGTTATTTTCGCATTGCGCGAAGCCGGGTTCGATACCGGCTCAGCAAGCTACACCGGCAACATGCTCCCCAACCTGACCGCACACGGATGGCAGCGCGTCCCCAACAACGGCAACCCACAGCCGGGTGACATTCTGCTCAATATCGTGCACCATGTAGCCGTGTACCTTGGCGGCGGGCAACTCGCACAAGCGAGCTATTCCGAAAACCATAGCGCCAACGGTAGGCCGGGAGACCAAACAGGCCGTGAAACCAACGTCAGCCCCTACTATAATTATCCATGGGACTGCTATTTGCGATACGTTGGCGCGCAAAACAGCCCGGCCGCACCCGCTGGCACTAATCTCGCCATAGACGGCTCATGGGGTCCCGCCACCACGCGCCGACTCCAGCAAATCCTAGGCACCACCGCAGACGGCGTAATCTCCGGCCAAATACGATGCCCAGCCAACGAGCATATCGCCTCTATTCAATTCGGCACCGGTGGTAGTGATATGGTCGCCGCCATGTCACACGCCATGGGCATCACCGACATGCCGCGCAACATCGGCCCCGGGTTCGTGTCAGCGCTCCAGCGTAGACTAGGCACTACGGTAGATGGTATTATTAGTCCCACGTCCGACGCAGTACGCGCGTTGCAACGCCGTCTGAATCTCGGACGCTGGTAACACAAGAGAGAAAACATGGTAGAAGAGAAGCATGACGATCAGGACATGTCCGAATATAATAGCGAAATAGAACGACGCCTTACACAGGAACATCGATCACACCACATCATCACACATTGGATAGCGTGCATCATGCGCAGAATCTTCTACTAAACAACAAACCGCCACGAATTTTCG